ACCGTATTAGTGTCTTGACTTGTTTTAGACATTTCATTTAACATAGGAGCTGCTTTAGATAAAGAGCCTTCAGCCATTCTTATTTGTGCGTCAAAAGCTTTTAGTTCATTAGCATTAAACATAACTGAACCAGACTTATCTGTATATTGAGCAGACGCTAAAAATATATTTGAACCACCATTACCTCTAACGGTACCAAAACCTGCTGATAAACTTTTCATATTTTTACCAGTATATGATGTATGAAATACAATGCCCATTTTGGCTCTAGCAATTTGTTTACCGATATTACTATCTACCGGTACTGCATATGTAATTGTATTAGGTGTAAATGAAAGCATTTTTTCACCATCAATATTTACTACTTTTAAATCGTCTGTAAATAATAGGTCGCCTTGCAAGATACCTTTGATTGGTAATTTTTTAAGATAATTAAAACAATATGCAAGTTTTTGAGCTGCACCACCTGTGCCGTGATTTTTTTTAATATCTGATATTGAATAATTGATTTTAGGTGTGACGTTGAATACTGATTTAGTACCAACAAAGAATTTTCCGTTTTCTGGATTTTGGCCACATATAATAGCAGGCGCACCGTCCCATTTAACGGTCATATTAACTGCACCTTTGGCATTACCAGCCAACATATTTCTAACTGATTTTAGAAAGCTTATTGCATTATCACCACCTTTGGCACCGTTATTAATAATATCATCTTCTAGGTGTTCAAGGTGTGTGTTTTTGTCCTGTGTAAAGAAACCTTTAAAACTAAACATTTGTTCTCCAATTTATCCATTTATATAATAATCACTAACCCATTAACAAATCATACTACTATTTATACTATGAAACCTTTAGAAAAAAGGTAGAAATATCCGTATTAGACATAGCATATCTAACAATCTGTCTTGAAAATTCATCTAGTTTTTTACCTTTTTTATCAGCTTCAACTGCCTCTAAAAAAAGTAAACCCATATATTTACCAAAATAAAAAGCTTTACTTTTATTTTGGCCTCTTTGTGTATATTCATCTGCGCTCTTTTTAAATATGTCTTCAGCTACCACGTCTTGTTTTTCAGTACCAGGTTTTTGTTTGTTTATAAATCTGGTATATAAATTGTAAAAGTTTTGAAGGTTAATATCTTTATAGTAAGTCTCTCTATAAGTTGATAGCTTACTTCTATGACCAATGGTTCTGTTAAAATTCTTTTCTACATAATGATTGACAACACCACCACCTATTTTACCAGCAGCTGCATATTTGCCTTTCATTTCACCTTGCCAAGATTTAATTGTTTCCATAGCTCTTAATTGCATTTGACCACCATCATTAAAATGTAAGTAAACATCTGCTGAATTAAAAAAATCTCCTGTCTGACCAAAAGTAAAACCAGTAAATTTTGTATCGGTATTATGAGTTCTTTTTCTAGTATTAAATGGTGTTACCGTTGCTTGTGAACCACCAACTTTTTTTAAAGATATACCTAAAGTATGTTCATCAACTTTATCTCTAACTGCCTCTCTTAATTCTGTCCATTCTACTGGTAAAGTTTTTTCATCTTTAGAAAATGGTAATCTACTAGTAGGTTGTTTTGTACTCATCCATATATCTCCTGGATTCCACTTATCATCATTAAAAGAACCAGGTGCTATAGGTGGATTGTTAACTTTCTTATCGTAGTCTTGAGCTTTCTTTTTATTATCATAAACAGCTTTCATAAAAGGAGACCCTCTATGAAAATAAACTTTTTTATTTTTAAAAACTTTTACATACTGCGAATTATAAATTGCATTGGCAGACTTTATAAAAACATCTGTTTTAAACCAATCTTCAGGACATTTTTCGTATAAATCTTCAATTTTGTTTCTTTGAGATTTATCATAAGTAAAACAATAATCGTGTTGTTTTTTTAGTGCTTTTATATCTGTATTTTGATTAGTTAATTTAGTAGCACTAGTATTAAAAAGTATAGATAGAAAATAACATTGTAATGATTCAGTTATAGCCGTGTCGCTTGCACCACCACCTGAACCTTTACCACCACCAAAATCGGGGTCTTTGAAAAATTTAGAAACTAAATCTCTACCTGTTTCAGTTCTTCCTGATTTACTATTAGAATATACAATAGTATATTTGTCTTTTTGGTCTTTAACTAATTTTAAACCATAGACTTTTCTACCATTAGCATTTTGACCTAATATAAATTCTTTTTTATCTTTGACTTTACATTCAAAAATACTTTCATAATCCTTACCTTTATAAGGACCACCGCTGGCTGTGTACTTGTCTCTAAATCTAGTAGCTGATAATTGACCCATATGTCTCTCCCTACATACTATTTATCTTTTTGACATATAGTTTAAACATAAAAAAGGTGGTACGCCACCATTTACTTGCCAAACTTTATTTTTATTTTGAAAATCTACAATCTTCTTTGCGTCTTCTTCAAAAAAATATTCATTAATAACAGAATTGGTTGGCTGTTCAATAACTTGCCAGACCATTTTTCTACCACGTTTTACTAGTTTTGTATTGTAAGACAATTTACCCTTTTGACCTCCTGGTCTCTTATCACCTTTATGAAATCTAACTTTTTGTTTTTTAGTTTTTGGCATTATACCTTAAAGTCACTAAACTTATCGTAAGCAACTTCTTTTTGGGGTTTAACTTCTCTTTGGTTGCTGTCAACAATATTTTGTGCTGATTGACCAACATCATATAGTCTCATCTTGGCTCTATCTACACCTATGATAAATGACCTGTTGACGCTTGGGTCATTGTATCTATTTTTAAGTTGTTTAACTTTCATTTGACCTAGTTGTTCTAGTTCTTCATTACTAATCAAAGCAAACATAAAGTCTGCTGTTGCTGGTAGACCAAAAGATTCAGACGTGTCTTCTAATCCAATATCACTTGAAGTGAAACCTGTTCTAGTTGTTTGTGTTGCACTAAAGATTGGTACATTAAATTCTACTGCAAGACCTCTTAACTCTTCAGCAATAGCCTTAATATAGAAATAAGAACCAATATTTCCACCTTTAAATCTACTTGAAGCACATATGTTTAAATAATCAATAAAGATAATATCTGGTCTAAATGATTTCTTTAATGCTAGTTCATCTATTAATGATTTAAAGTGACCACTATGAGCAGACGCTGTTGGATATTCTTTAATAATAAGTTTACCATAAGTCTTGTCTGATATTTTTTTCATCTTATTTTCATACAAGTCTTTAGGCATTACGTGTAGGTCATCCATAGAAACGTCTAATAAGTTAGCGTCTATTCTTTCTGCAATTCTTTCCTCTGCCATTTCTAAAGTAATATATAAAACATTTTGACCCTCTGTTAAGAAGTTAGAAGCCATATGACACATAAACAAAGATTTACCAACACCGGTACCTGCTAATGCAATATTCAATGTCTTAGCTGGAACACCACCTTTGGTAATTCTATTCATATATTCTAAATCAAATTTATATCTTTTCTCTTTAGTATGGTACCAATCATATCTTTTTTCTGCGTCTTCTATATAATCGTGACCAACTGACTTGTCAAATGATACTGCTAATGCGTCTGATAATATATGTGGTATGGCCTCTGCTGTTTGTTTCTTATCTTTGCCATCTAATATTTTAATGCCACTTAATACTGCATTGTGAACAGCACGGTCTTTACACCACTTTTCAGTAGTATCTAAAAGCCATTGTTCATCTGTCTCCAGATTTTTAACTGCATTTACATAGTCTTTTATATTATTGTGTTCAGTATCATTAATATCTTTTCTACTATTAACTTCAATTAGTATAGCGTCTTTTGTAGGTACATTATTATACTTTGTAATAAAATCAAATATGGTAGTAAATAATACCTGTTCAGTTCTTTCAACAAAGTAATCTTCTTTTAGAAAAGGTAAAACTTTTCTAGCATACTCTTCTTTGTGAAATAAATTACTTAATATGGTATATTCTATTCTATCACTTATCATTTATTATATCACCTCTCTCTAATTGGTCTTCTAATAGTTCTAATAGTATATCGCCAATATAATCTATAAATTCTTTATTGTCAAGCAGTATTAGATTTTTAGGATTTTTTTTAACGGTGTAATCAAACTTCATAGGAAGTTTACCGTCTTTTTCAACTTCACTCTCTGGAGCAAATGCAACTCTACCGTAGTGGTAAATTACATCTTTGAATTTACCCTCTGTAATTTTAACGCAAGAAAAGTCTTCGCCTTCTTTTTGTGCAAAGACGTATCTTTTAGGCTTCGTCTTCTTGTCCGTATGTAAATTTTCGTTTTGTGTGTTCATCAATCTTATCCAATACCTCTTTTGTAAAATACTTTTCAGGCTCTGTATTGATAGACTTACCAAATACTTTTGTACCATCAGGCATTTCATATCTAGTAGATACTTTCTTAAACACACCGGCTTCTTCACCTAGTTCTAACAGACCATAATGTCTATCTAAACCTTGTTTATATGAAAGTCTTACATCTATTTGAGCATTTTCTTTTGTTATTCTTGACTTATAATTTTTACAATGAATAATATTACCAACTACCTCTGTGCCATCTTTTTCTTTTCTTTTGCTTAGGTAGATGATTGATGAAGCAGCGTATTTCAAACCCGAACCGCCACCCATTTCTTTTTGTGGAAACATAGAACCAATTACATCATATGTATGATTGGTCATAATCATAGGAACACCTGCTTGACCTAGTTTTAAGGTCAATACTCTGAAAGTAGATTTGACAATTTGACTTCTTGTCATATCTCTTGTTTCTTTACCAGCAGCTGTATCTTCCATTTCTTTTGTAGTAGATAACATACCTAAACTATCTAATACAAACATCATAGGTTTTCTTTTAGCTTCTGGTTGTTCCAAATATTTGTCAATCACTTTAATTGATTGAGCTCTGAATTCTTGTACCGTTGCAACTGGCATTACAACTATTCTTGAGCTGTCAACACCTCTACTCTCAATCATATCTTTTGATATTGCATTTTCTGATTCAAAGTAAATTACACCTGCGTCTTTGTCACTATCTAAAAAGTGTTTTACTATGCCTAATGCAAAGAAAGTTTTACCTGTTGCAGCTTCGCCGGCGATTGCCGTAATTCTATTGTTAGGTAGACCACCATAGATACTACCTGATAACAAAGCATTAAATGAATATGAACCGGTGTCTATAAAAGAATCTACATCACCGCCTGACACTCCGTCTTTAGCTAGTGTCGCATATTCATTACCTGTTTCTTTAATTATGTCCTTTAAAAAGTCGCTCATATTCTTCATTCTCCTTGTCGGTATAAGTTATAGTATACCATTTTATGTTTTCATTATAACAAAATTGCTTGATAATGTCAAGCTTATCCGGCGAGAAGTCCAAATATATGTATTTTGGTTGTTTGAATATTGTTATTCTCATTCATTAACGGATAATATCTATATTACTATCTTTTGTCCATACTTCTAGTTCACTTCTTAAACGCTTTTCTTCTTGTAGTTTGTAAAAACGTTTAGTAGCTAACTTACGCCACCATTCTATAATCTCATTGTCGTAATACCGTTCATAGTTTTTTGCTCTAACTATTGTATCAGTTTTACCATTTACTATATCTATATAGTTCTCAACACCATAGTTAGATACATAATATCTTTTTTGTTCAGTTAAATTCTTTGCATTTGCAATGGTTTGATTAAATTTTTTAAGTTCATCTCCTTCTAATGCTCTTTTTGCAAGACCAATAATAGCTGTGGTCATTTTTAACTTTCTACTAGAAGCGTCTTCTTTTACTAACTCACCTTTACCTATAATGTTTTCAACATACTCTACCATATCTAGGTATGGTTTGCCGTGCAACATTGGTATAAAATCTGAAATAGTATTACCTTTGTATCTCAACATAGGTTTCATACCATCATACATTGAGGCACCTTTTGTATTACCATATAAACTTGTAGTCTCAAACATTACCAAGTTCATATCATACTTCTTATTTAATTTTTCTCTAACTTCGTGAGAACAACATAAACCAGCTAACAATTTGCCACCTAGATAATTATAACCAAATGGTTGACAAGGTACAATTACAAAACCCATAATAGCTGTTTTGTTAAATACTTTTAAATCGGGTACATTCCCCAATAAGTCATTTCGTGGTTTACAATTAATAACAGGACTACCAAAACGCATAAAGCCAACAAACTTATTTGTATTTTTTTCTTTAACTGCAAGTTTCAATGCCTTTCCAGGTATACTTACCATATTACTATGACTTGAAATCATATTGATACAATTATCCCAAGTGCTGTTGTCTAGTTCAACAACTTCTAAATCCATCACCTCTGGTGACATTGTGAAATCATCAAACATATCTGAATCAAAACCCATACCAGGAAGTGGTTGTGCTATTGAGTCTATTTGTGCCATCTTTTGGTCACGCATATACTGGTCAATACGACTAAATTGACCAAAGTAATCATTAAATATACCAGCACAATGTAGTGCTTCTTCTCTAGTTAGGTTTTTCATTATTCCACATTTTTAATAAGATTAGTGGTACACTATAACAGATAATTAGATATATGGCAACCAGTAAATATTCCATTATTTTAATAGGTGTTTTGCGCTTATTGGAAAGTGGTCTTTCAAATGCTTTTCAATATGCGTTGCAACAACTCTAGTCTCCGCTTGTGTATCTTCTTTGATTCTTAAATTAACAACTCTTGCAAAGGCCATTAAACTACCTGACCAATACCATTCTGTCATCATATTTTGAGGCAATATCATTCTTGCCATTTCTGGTGCTATATCAGCCTCTAACATTTCACTATAAAATTCTTTAGCTGTTTTAATTAAATCTGTAATATCGTATTCAACTTCCTCATCACTAGAGCCTTGTTTTTTATCCTCTGCTCTTTTACGCCATAGAAAAGGTATATAAAATTCTGGTTTATCATCTACGTATCTTCTACTTACTTCATTCCAAACTAAACCAACTTGATGTTTTACTAATTGACGTGCAACAAATATAGGTGCTTTGATTAAAAATTGTAAACTAGTATGACCAAAAGGCGACCAATGGTCGTGTTCAGCCAAATACTTAATTAGTCTTTCATCTTTCTCATCTATTTGTTCTTTTCTTTTAGCAAATGAAACACGAGCAGCGTTAACTACCGATAAATCACTACCCATTTTATCTATTAATTGTACGTTCATACCTCATTACCCCAATAATCCCAATTTTTATATGGTTTGTTTCTAGCAAATAACTCTATGTAAGGACCACCAACTAACCTTTCAATCTCTTTATGCATTAAAGGTTTCTTTGAGTGTTCTTCTCTTTGAGAAACTACTAATTGTTTTACGTCTTTAAAAATTCTTTTTGGTCTGCCTTTAGTTGCAAGTAAACACATTTCGGGATTGCCTCTAGTCCAATAACCTAAACCGGTAAACATTCCCATATTTGTTTTATTTGTTTTTGCCCAAGTAAAACCTACGGTCTTGTATTGAAAACCCCAAGCCTCTATAACATCAAATGCTAAATCTAACATAGGGTCAATTACCCACATTAATAATACAGAGTTGTCAGCTGATATATCCTTAACAGGTAAATCGCATATGTCTTTTAGTTCCATACAATTATAGTGTTGATTAGGATTTCTGCCCTCACCTTTCTTTGACCTTGATTTAAAATACCAAGGTGGGTCGGCATATATCACACCATATTTTTTATTTGGAAAGTTTATATTCAAAGTTTTGTGTCTCATCATTTATATGTACTTGTTTTGCACCATTTTTAATATGAAAATGTGTTGCCATTGGTGTTAATGGTGATAAAGTAACCAATCTTTTAAAATTATTTTCAATAGCCCACTCTCTTAATTTTATAATTATCTCTTTACCTGCACCTCTTTTTCTTGACCAAACGGTGTATGCAATAACAATTTCGCCTCTTTGACCATCTTGATTGGCCGCTTGAGACATATAATCCATTTCTCTTACCGTATATGGTACTTCAGGACATAATGCAACACAAACAATCGCCTCAATTTCTTCATTATATTTTAGACCAAATATTTTTCTGCCGTTTGTAATTCTAAAACCTAAAGTTAATTCTGGTCTAACAGGATCCTCTGACACATCTATGTCATCTAGTTCAACCAGTTCGGTGCCTTTTACCCATTTAAAAAAATCATCTATGTTATCTTTAAATTTTTTCATCCAAAAAATGCCTCTAAATTTGCCTTTGGTTCGTGTTCCCAACCGATTGCTTGTAATATAAATCGCATAGGATCCAAAAAGGTCTTTTCAAATTGTGTATCTCTATCTATATATTGGTCTAGTTTAAACTCTTTTGGCAAACTAGTAATATAACTTATTACATCAAACTTAAATGGATTGGCTGGTATTAGTTTAATAAACTTAATCTTATCTCCTTCTTGTATAAAAGGAAACTTGTTTTGTAAACCAAACTCTTTTATTTGATGATTATATATCAACGCACCTTTAACGTGAATAGGTGTACCTTTGATAAAGATGTTTGCATTATCACGATACTTCTTCAAGTTATTACAACTTCTAGGAAAGGCAATTGACTCTGCTGGTAACGTCATAAATTCTTTTCTAAAATCAGAAACTAACTTATGTAAATCTGTTTCTTCTTTTGACATAATAGTTTTAATTGCTTCTTTAATTTTAACTCTACAAACCTGTGGTGTTGATGATTTAACTGCCTCAATACCCATAAGTTTAAGTTTAGGGTCAGACAATCTAATGCCTTCTTCATCAATAACGTTTAACATATATCTTTTCTTCGCAACCCATATACCTTTGTTGGCAATAACTTCTCGTTTCATTACCATTGCATTTTTAAAAGCGTTTGAATAATCAGATAGTTCAGCAAACCATTTTTCAATTTCAGGCTCTAATCTACTATCACATACTCTACCTATAAAGTCTGTAATCTGGTCGTTTGTTTTACCTTGACAAGTTTTTTCTACAAGTTTATCCAAGGTTACGTAAATTGAATCTGTATCAGACGCAACAACATAATCTATTTTATCTTTTGTCTGTAATACTCTATTTAAATAATCATTCATTTTACCTTCAATGAAACGAATAATAAACTGACCTGCCGTGGTAATACCACTTGCCTGTCTTACATCATAGTATCTAAAATATTGGTTACCTACTGCACCATAAGCCGAGTTCAAGGCAATCTTTCTTGCCCATTGAATATTGTGACAACGAGATATTTCTTTTACCAGTTTAGGGTCTTTTGTTTTTTCATATTCTTTCTTTGCCTTTAACATACGTTTCTTATAAATGACACGTTCATTGTACATTGTTTCCATCATTTCAGGTAAGAAACCTTGACTATCATTTTTAAATTTTGCACCGTTTGGTGTAATACAAGCACCCTCTGTTTTAAGATAATTAAGTGGTACTTTCATATCAATCATTTTATTAACATTGACGCCGTGACCACTTTCACCAAGTATTTTTTCTGGCGAAATATTGTATTGAATAATAATATGTGGATATAGTGAGTTAATATCAAACGATACCACCCATTTGTGCTGGCCAACTTTAGGTTCTTTTACGTAAGCACCCTCATACTTTGTTAACTTAACATTGTCTTCTCTTGGTGGTACACATATCTTCTTCTTCATTAAATGGTTTGCAATCAATGTGTCCCATACTCTTACTTGCGAAAATATATCATCATAGTTTACTTTTGATTCATATGCAACGGTCAATGATAAGTCAATTAGACCTAGTTTATCTTCTAATGCGTCAACAATTTCTACGTCTTGAATATTGTAATCAATAAATGATTGAAAGTCTTTAGTATACCATTCTTTAAATGTATCGTATGGCATTTCATCTTTACCACGGCCAAGTTCTAGTTCACCAATAAAATCTAGTCTATAACTTTCTTGTCGTGTAGGAATAAACCATTTATATAAGTCAAGGTAATCTAACATAGTAATACCAAACAACTTATAAACCGTTTGTGGTCTACCTCTTACAACAATCTCCTCACGATTAACTAAATTCCAAGGCGACATTCTGTTTGCAACTTTATCACCTGCAATCAGTTTAATTCTATTCATCATATAAGGCAAGTCAAAAAACTTGGTGTTCCAACCTGTGACAATATCTGGATGATTT